TACGGCAATTCCGAGGTTACGGGTATGCAGCCCGTCGTTACAATGAGCGGCAAGCGTATTGTGGGCGACGCGGCGCAAGACTATATCTTTGACCCCAGCCGTAAGTACGGACTGGGTGAAAAGCGCAAATCCAAGCTCAAGCTCACTACGGTAAGCAAAGACGGTAACGTGGTTATTACTTGCCCCGTTACTATCGCCAATATGCAAGAGCTGTCCGGCAACACGCAAGACGGCTCGGCAATCTCTTTCGAGCTGCGTTTCAACGGCAAGCCGACCGTAACGCGACCCGACACGACCGAATAATCGGAAAAATCAACTACAGCATAAAGGGGCGAGCGTTTCGCCCCTTTACTGCTATTCGGAGGTTATTATGTTTGAATTAAAACGCAGCGAAAAAATAATTGAGCAAATCAAGCTCGGCAACGACATTATCGAGGTAAACCTCGACGCGGGCGCTATACAAGCACGTTTTACCAAAGGGTACAACGAGGTGCTGCGCGCGCAAAACGCCTTAAACGGCGCTACAAACGACAACATCGAGAGCATAAGCGCCAAGCTGGAGCAATACGGAAATGCCGTTACAAGCGTCTTGCAAGTCATTTTCGGCGAGGAAAACACGGCAAAAATACTCGCCTTTTACGAAAACAACTACACCGAGATGTTTACGGAAATTTACCCCTTTATTTCGGAGGTTATACTCCCGAAAATTTCGGAGGCAAGCAAACGCAAGACGGACGCACTCAAGGCGCTTTATAAGAGGGGTAGGAAATGAAAATAACCTTACACTTTCCGCTCCCTTATGCGGTGGTGTACGGTGGTAAGACCTACAAACTCAAGCCTTATTTTGACAACGTGCTTAAAGTGTTTGCGCTCCAAAAGGAGCCCGACCTTTCCGAAATCGACAAGCTCGATTTAAGCCTCGATTTACTGGTTAAAAGCAAGCATAAGCTACCGACGCAAGAAAAGCTCGGGCTGCTAAATGCGGTATACGACATTCTCGTAGACGCGCCACAAAAAGAGCCCGACGGTACGGCTCCTATATTCGATTTTGAACAAGACGCGGGATTTATCTATGCGTCTTTTTTGTCGGATTACGGGCTCGACCTCTACCAACAGCAAGGGCGCTTACACTGGTGGGCGTTTATACAACTTTTTCGCGGATTATCTGACGGGGCAAAAATCGTCCAAGTAATGCAGATAAGAGCAAAACCTATTCCCGCGCCGACCAAGCACAACGCAAAAGAGCGCGAACAGCTGGCAAAACTCAAAGCTCATTATGCGCTCAAAATTTCGCAAGAGGACAAGGAGCGAAATTTTGCCGCCGGACTTAAACGGCTGGCTGGCTTAATGCTCGGTATGGCGGAAAATAAGGAGGTAAGCAACTAATGGCAGACGGAAAAGTAACCGTAATCTATGACGGCGATACCTCGGGAATAGACAAAGCCAACTCCGCGGCGGAAAGCAAGGTAAAATCTTGCGGTAGCAAGCTGGGAAGTATAGCGAAATCGGCAGCGGTGGCTATCGGAGCCGCATTTGTCGCGGCGGGTGCCGCTGCTTTCAAATTCGGTACAGATTTCGAGAGCGCGGTCGCTAAAGCGTCAACGCTTTTCGGCGACGTAGCGGTCGATACGGAAAATTTGCAAAATAAATTGCTTGAGCTTTCCGATACAAGCGGTATAGCTGCGGCAGACCTCGGAAACACGCTTTACAACGCGCTTTCTGCTGGTATTCCGGTAACGGAAGATATGGGCGACGCCCTCGCTTTTCTTGAGGCGAATACGCAGCTCGCAAAAGCTGGCTTTACCGATGTAGACACCGCCGTGACTACTACGGCAAAAATACTCAACGCCTACAAAATGGACGTGAGCGAAACCGAGAAAATCCACAAGATTTTAATGCAAACCCAAAACAAGGGTATTGTAACGGTCGGCGAGCTCGGCTCCGTACTGGCACAAGTCACCCCGACGGCTGCGGCTTTCGGCGTTTCTTTCGACCAAGTGGGCGCTGCAATCGCAAATATGACAGCTCAAGGCACGCCGGCGGCTCAAGCCACTACCCAGCTTAACGCGCTTTTTGCAGAACTGGGCAAAAACGGGACAACCGCGGCAAATAGCCTTGCAGCAGCAACCGAGGGCACCGAGTACGCGGGCAAATCTTTTCAACAACTCGCCGCGGAGGGTGTGCCTCTCAACAAAATACTTGACCTTATCGGGGACTATGCCGAGGAAAGCGGGCTCTCAATGCTCGATATGTTTAGCTCTATTGAGGCGGGCAAGGCGGCGCTGGCAAACGCGGGGCAAAACTCGCAAGCCTTTGCCGACGCACTCGCAGCAATGGGCACCGAGGCGGACGTCGTAGGCGACGCTTTCGACAAGGTGAGCGGTACGACGGCAGAAAAATTCGCAAAGCTGCTCAACGAGCTTAAAAACGCAGCGATTGAGCTTTTTATAGAGCTTGAGCCCATTGTGGCGCAGCTGCTCCCCGTCCTCAAAGACGTGCTCGGCAAGCTGGTGCCGGTGCTTTCCAACATCGTGCAAAAATTCTTGCCTATACTCGTAAACCTTATCGACAAACTGCTGCCCCCGCTGCTTAAGCTCATTGATAAGCTGCTGCCCGTGCTGGTAAAGATGTTTGACGCAGTGAGTAGCGTGGTCGGCGAAATAATCGACCAAGCGCTCCCAGTGCTTATAGACCTTTTCGAGGAGCTCGAGCCTCTTTTCGAGGAGCTCGGCAGCACACTACTGCCCGCGCTCGTAGGGCTATGGAAAGAGCTTATACCTCCGGTAATGCAGCTCGCAAAAAGCATTTTCCCCATACTTGTAGAAGTGCTCAAGCTCTTAATGCCTATCGTGATAAAACTAATTTCGGACGTTTTGCCCGTGCTGGTGTCGTTATTCCAAAAGATAATACCAGTAGTAAGCGAAATCGTGCAAAAAGTTTTCCCCGTGCTGGTGTCGCTGCTTGAGGCGCTCTTGCCCCTATTCTTTCAGCTTATCGACGCGGTGCTGCCGTTTGTTATTCAACTGTTTGACGCACTAATACCGGTGCTGCTTGAGATAGTGGACGCGCTGCTGCCCGTGCTGGTAGCCTTAATCGACGCGCTTTTACCTATCTTATCTATGCTTATAGAGCTACTCACGCCAATACTTGACCTTTTTATCGCTCTATTGCAGCCGATACTCGAGCTTTTAATGTCGGCGCTTACGCCGCTGCTTGAAATCTTTACGGCATTATTGCAGCCCATTCTCGACGTGCTTATGCTGGCGCTTACGCCGCTGCTTGAGCTCATACAGCCGATTATCGATATTATTATGTCGCTTATGGACACCGCACTACGCCCCCTTATGGACGTGTTCAGCTCGGTGTTTGGTGTTATTACCGATGTGGTACTCACATCAATAGGCGCAGTAACCGACGTACTCGGCGGCATAATGGACTTTGTAAAAAACGTCTTTACTGGAAACTGGAGCGGCGCGTGGGAAAGCATAAAAAACATCTTTTCGAGCATTTGGGAGGGTATAAAAAACGTCGGAAAGTCTGCTCTTAACGGGCTTATTTCCATATTTGAAACCGGGCTTAACGGGATTATCGGATTTATAAACGGTATCACGCAAGGCGTGAGCAAGATATGGGACTGGACGGGTATACCGAGTATACCAAAAATTCCGGAGGTTAAAATCCCCCGCTTGAAAGTGGGCGCGGATTTCATACCGCAAGACTATTTCCCCGCATACCTCGACTACGGCGAGCGCGTGCTAACTGCCGCCGACAATAACAAATTTAACCAGCTGGGCGGGCTTGAGGGTATGGAGCGAGCGCTCGGCGGAGCTGCGGCGACCAGCTCGGCGCAAAGCAGCGAAACTCATATAACCGTGCAAGGTGACGTCGAAATGGACGGCTTTAAGGTCGGTACCGTGGTAATGCGCAACCTTGACGATGTAAGAAAGTACACTTAAGGAGGTGGTATTGTGATAATGGCTTATATCAGCGGCGTAGCTTATAAACTCGCTGCGGATTATACGATTTCAGAACAAGCCGCAAACAAAATCGCCTCCGACATCTCGATAATACTTGACCCCGGGCAACCGGTACCGAAAAGTGGCGAAATAATCGAGGTGCGCGACGACGAACTGGGCGAGGTTTACTTTTTGGGTGTATGTGGAATTCCCAAAAGCCCAAAATTTACCAGCCCCTACGACGTAAAAACTTACTCTATCACGTGCAGCAACGCAAACGGCATACTTGCCCGACGCCTCGTAAATGTGGCTTACAAAGGCTACACGATTACGCAGATAGTCAAAGCCCTCTTTGCCGAGTATATCTCAAAAGAGGGCTTTACTCTCGGCGGTATAAGCGATATACCGATAGTAATAAACATCTACACCGCAGCGGATTACGGCTTGCAATATTGCCTCAACGAGCTGGCGGAGTATGTAAGCGGCGCGTGGTATTGCACAAACGACCGGAAATTTTACTTTATAGCAAAGGACGATTTCGAGCCTTTCCCGCACACAATAGACAAAAACTTTATACCGATTACAGCGCTGGAAATCAAAGTCAAAGACACCGACTTGCGCACATCGCAGACCATTTCGGGCGGACGCTCCGAAACGGCAGAACAAAGCGAGGACTTTACTTATAACGGCGAGGACAACAACTTTACGCTTTCTTTCGCACTATCGAAAAAGCCAGCCATTGCCATAAACGGCTCCGACATACCGCCGGAGCGTATAGGCGTCAAGGGGCTTAACGATACCGACAAGAGCTTTATGTTTACTTTTGCTTTTGATAGCGCGGTACTGTCTTACAATACGCTTTACGACGGCACCAACCCGCGCCCCTTACAAGCCGGTGACGCGCTGCAAGTGCGTTATGTAGGGTTTTACCCGATACGCGCGATAGTACAAAACGCCGACGCTATCGCCGAGATAGCAGCAAAAACCGGCACGAGTGGAATTATCGACAATGTAAAAATTGATAAAACCGTGCGCGACATCGACGACGCAGTGCGGCTCGGCAAGGCTCTACTGGAAAACTACGGCGCAACGCGCACCGAGATAGCGGGCTGGTTTACGGTACGCGAGGCTCAAGCTATGGGGCTTACTTTTGGGGACTTTTCCCTCCTCAAATGCTGGCGCTTTAACCTCCCCGAGTATTCGGTAGTCGGTGATTTCGTTTTAACGGAGCGGACGCTTACCCCGTTTATCAAGGGCGGCGGCACTGACAACCTTAAAATTTCGTTTAAGCTCGTAGATAGAGCATACTTGCGCAGCTACGGGCAAATATTCGACGAATTAAGCAAGGCAACCTCGCAGCTCTCTATACGTGAGGACGACGTAGTGGTCGATGTAAAAGTGCTTTCTGACGAGCAAACCTACTCGGAGGAAATCGAACAATCGGAGGGCGCGCTCGACACCGCGCCGGACGAAAACATCGAACTTGACGAGCAGCAGCGCGTCGGCGACTTTACCGACTTTATGCCATTATGGTGTACGTCTGACGGCGCCGGCGTGCTTATGTGTCCCGAGGGGCTTTCTCTCGAAATGATAAGCGAGCAGCATTTTTCCGAAACGCAACGATTGACCGACGAAACGGTCGCGGCTGCCGAGAAAATAATACAAAGTACCGGCGCGGTTGATACGGAGCCGTCGGAAAACGTGATACTCGCGGAAAACTCCACTACTACCGAGGGCGAAATTGACGCAGCCCCGGCGGAGCTTATCGAGTTATCGGAAAGCTGTACGACATCAGAGGGCGAGATTGATACCGAGCGCGAGGAAACGCGAAAGCGCACGGAGCAGCAAATCGTCGAGGAAAATACGGACTTTATGGTGCTATATTGCACCAGCGAGGCACAATTCCAAACCGACGGGCAAATCTTAAGCCCGACCGGATTATCAAGTTATGCGTGGAATACGCAAGGAGGCTAATATGCAATACAAAGAAAATGCGGGCTTTCGCGGCGAGTATGAAATCGAGATAATCGACACCAAAACCGGCGAGCGCGAAAAGCTCCACCTCAAAAACACGCTCACCAACATAAACAAGGACATACACCTTGCTATGCTGCTGGGCATTACCTCGGGGTATCAGTTTGACGACCTCGACATCAAATACTTTGCTTTCGGCGACGGCTCCACAACGGCGACGGCAACACAAACAAAGCTCATAAATGAGCGTTTCCGTAAGCAAATAACCACCAAAGAACGCCCGAGCGGGCAAAACTACGTCGAGAGTGTCGTTTCGCTGGGCTCCCCGGACGCAAACTTTACCATAAGAGAAATAGGCGTCTTTGCGGGCAGTGCGGCAACGGGCACAAAAGATAGCGGCAATATGATTTCCCGCATTGTAGTAAATATCGAGAAATTCGAGAACAAAATTATAAACATCATACGCCGCGATTTTATTACGATTTAAGGAGGCAGCTATGTTTCAAACGAAAGTATGGAAAGCTCGGCGCGGTGTCGGGCTCAATAAATTTTCCATAGGTGGAGCTGCTCCCGTCACGCTTGTAAATATGCCCGATAAGGTTATCGAGCCCGGGGACGCTTTCAGCGAGGAAAATATGAACGACCTTGAGCGCCGTATAGCGCTGGCTTGTGCCGAAACCTACGGCGTTGACATCGACGAGGCAAACAGTAACCCCGAAAGCTCCGTAACTTATACCGATATGGCGGCGGGCTTTACCCCCTCCAGCGGAGGAAACGGCAATTTTATAGCGGGCAGCTGGAGCGATAAGTACCCGTTTAACAAGATACGCCCGTGCCTTGTAAAGGACGGCGCAGTGGTCGGCTATCTCAACCCCGACAACTACGCACAATACGAGAACGGCGCGGCGGCGGACATAACGAGCGGAAACGCCGGCGATGTTATGGTGGAAATCCCGAGATTTTACTATAAGATATCAAGCGGCGGCGGGCACGTTCGGGTGCAGATTTCCTCGGCGCCGCTCGCCGGATTTACCGATAAGGCTTTCCGTTACAATGGCGAACTTACCGACGCTTTTTACGTCGGTGCTTATTCCGGTTACGTTGACAGCAGCGGCAAACTGCGCTCTTTAAGTGGTAAAACGCCGACCGGCTCCAAAACAATAGGCGCATTTCGGACGGCAGCGCGCGCCAACGGCGACGGGTACGAACAGCTCAATTTTTACAAGCTCACGGCGCTGCAAATTCTCTACTTGATAAGGTATAAAAATCTTAACAGTCAAGCAGCGCTCGGGCAAGGTTACTCGGGCGGCAGTTCGGCGGCAACAACCGGAGCGACCAATGCAAACGGAATGAATTACGGCAACGCCTCGACCACCGGGCGCGTTAAGTGTAACGGTATTGAGGATTTTTGGGGTAATATCTATCAGTGGGTTGACGGTTACAAAGCTACCTCCGGCTCAATGGTAAAGACGGCGGACGGAAACTTTAACGACAACGCTACCGGTTACGAGGAGCACCCTTGCACCGTCCCGAATAAAGGCGGCTTTCTTAAAACGGCAGTAGGCAGCAATGAGCTGGGCTTTACCCCTAAAGCCCTTGACGGTAGCAGCAGCACCTACTACTCCGACTATGGCTATCTGTATTCGGGCTATCTACCCGCTTTCGGCGGTAGCTGGGCGAAGGGCGCCAGTTGCGGTGCTTTCTATTTCGATTGCAGCTTTTCGGCGTCGGATGCCAGTTCCAATATCGGGGCGCGCTTGCTTTTGTGTAAGGCAAAACCGGCATAAACTACCAAACGTCGCATAAAACTACTATCTCAAAAATTTGGGCAATAAAAATGGCTATCTGAATTCGGGCTATCTACCCACTTTCGGCGGTAACTGGACGAATGACACCAATTGCGGTGCTTTCTATTTCAATTGCAACTATTCGACGTCGAATGCCAATTCCAATATCGGGACGCACTTACTAATGTGTATAAAAATTTTAATCGTCTTATTGCCCTGCCTCTCGGCAAAATATAAAAATCTTAACTCCGTGCTGGTAGGCTGCGGTCGAAAGCTCGGGAAAGGAAACACAAAAGCCCTATGAAACGATACGGCAATTTATTTGAAAAGATTATCGACATCAACAACCTTGTGCAAGCTCACATAAACGCGCGAAAAAGGAAAACACACGACGCAGCGGTTAAACTCGTGGACAGCGACGTGCTGGGGTACTGTATGAAAATCCGCGAGATGTTACAATGCGGAACTTTCACTACATCAAAGTATCACATATTTAACATCGTTGACCGCGGCAAACAACGCGAAATCTGCGACCTCCCGTATTTTCCCGACCGTATAGTACACTGGGCAATTATGCAAGTGCTTGAGCCGATATTCTGCTCGCATTTTATCGCGCAAACCTACGCAGCTATACCGAATAAAGGCACGCATAAGGCACTCCAGCAGCTCCACGAATATATGGAGGACAAGGAGGGCGCGGCGTACTGTCTTAAGCTGGACGTTAAAAAGTATTTCCCGCACGTTGACGGCGAGGTACTCAAGGCGCTGCTGCGCAAGAAAATTAAGTGCGAGCGCACGCTGTGGCTGCTTGACAACATTGTGGACAGCTACGACAATGGGCTACCTATCGGGAATTACACCTCGCAGTATTTCGGTAACTACTACCTATCTTTTTTCGACCACTGGATTAAGGAGGTAAAAGGCATAAGGTACTATTTGCGATATATGGACGATGTTATTATCTTGCATAACTCAAAGGAATACCTCCACGAGCTCAAGCAAGAGATTGACGAGTATTTCGCAAGCCTTAAGCTAACAGTTAAAGAAAACTGGCAAATATTCCCCACGTATGTAAGAGGCGTCGATTTCGTCGGTTATCGGAGCTTTGAGGGCTTTACCTTATTAAGAAAACCGACCAAAAAGCGGCTGAAAGCAGCGACAAAGCGCTTGCTTTCCAAAGTAGCACACGGCAAGCCGCTGAACACATCAGACCGCAGTACGATAGGCTCGTACCACGGTATACTCAAATGGTGCGACAGCTGGCGGCTGTCAAATAAAACGCTAAACAAATTGCAAGGAGGTGCTTATGCTTGTACGCAGCACACAAGAGAGCCAGCCGCTTGCGCTGGAATTCCAAAAGGACACGGTTTACGTGCGCAAGAACATAAAGCGCATTGAAAAAACCGAGGACGACGATTTCGAGGGCTGGGAGTACGAGGAAACGACCTACACCTACCCGGAATACGTCAAAATGCAGCAAGAGAGCAACGACAGCATTATGCTGGCGCTCGCCGAACTTGCGGAAATCATAGGAGGCTAATATGGTTAAAATCTACGTAGACCTTATCAATCGGGGACTTAAAACCATTGACGACGTGCCCGCACGCTGGCGTGAGGCAGTCAAGGCAGCGCTGGGGGTGGAATAATGGACAACATCACCGCGTTATGTATTGCCTTGCCGATAGTAGCCACCGCTCTGACGATAGCGTCGTTTTTCATTGCAAGAGCCGCGGAAACACGGAAACGCGGGCAAGACGACGGCGAGCTCAAGGCGGACATAAGCTACATCAAGCGGCGAGTGGACGATATAGTGCTCGAACAAAGGGAAACAACCAAAACGCTGGACATACACGGGGAACGCATTACCCGCGTAGAGGAAAGCGTCAAGCAAGCCCATAAACGCATTGACGCGCTGGGCAGTAAAGGCAGCCGCGGCGGAGCGGCAAAGGAGTAATTTATGGAAAACGTAATCGAAATCACGAGCGTGCCCGTAATCGTGGCAATTGTGTACGCTGCGCTCGCGCTGTATAAGCACTTTGTAAAGGCTGAAAAGTGGGTGCGCCTCATACCTTTGTGGGCGGCGCTGCTCGGTGTTATTCTCGGTATTGTGGCGTTTTACGCGGTGCCCGCGATTATGCCCGCCGACAATGTGCTTGTAGCAATACTTATCGGCGGAGCCTCGGGGCTTGCGGCGACCGGCACAAATCAAATTTTCAAGCAGCTTAACAAAGGTAACTCGGACAATGAAAAAGACGAGTAAAAGAAAAACTGCAAGAGCCCTACCTCTTGCAGATAATCCCGAATACGCCACGGTGGAATAAATAAAAGACTTTTTTTTCGCCGGTGTGCGTATTTGTAATGTTTTGGTGGAGATAAGGGGATTCGAACCCCTGACCTATACGTTGCGAACGTATCGCGCTACCAACTGTGCTATATCCCCTTAACTTATTGACTTTGCTTTTATTATATCAGCGCGTTTTGATTTTTGCAAGCGTTTTTACGCGCTAATTGCAAGAGTAGTTTATTATGCAATTTTATTGAAATTTTTTCTCCGCGGTGATATAATCTATTTACTATAACAAAAGGGATTTACTATGGATAAGCAGGTTTACCTCAATTTCGTGAATATTTTAAAGGAA